TATACGAAAAAACTTGCTAGACCTTTTAATGTAACCTCAGACTCAACCTCTGTCTTAGGGTTTTTCACCATAACTTTATGTTCTAATCTTGGCATACTATTATAAAAAGCTGTTAACTTTTTCATTTGGTCTGCCGACAAATTATCTAAAAACTCTGTCAATTCGTTTTTTTCTAAATCTTTAGCCATGTGGACTGTTTCGCCCTCATAGATACTTTCAACAGAATTTTCAATCATTTTGTAAGTTTTTTCAATATTAACTTCGCCAGTTAATGTATCACCATCAATATCTTTTAACGAAGGATATTTCATAGTAACACCTAATTTTCTATCTTCGTCAATCATAATATTGTTTGAATGGTCATCATCAACCATAACTTCAATCTTAGATAAATCAACATCTACATCACCATAAGTTTCGCCATCATCTGGACATAAAACTTTTAGTTTTGCAACCTCACCAACTGACTTGGCACGAATTTGTAAAAATACATATTCAATGTCAAACATTGGATGGTCTTCAGCATTCATTTCATTGAATGTACATGATTTAACAATTTCTTTGATGGCGGTAATCATCTCTTTAGATTCACCGGACTCCATCGCCATTAATAAAATCTTTTCTTCTTTTACAAGAAAAGGCCTATAATGGACTTTCTTTTGTTGTGATGGTAAAGTCAATTCATACTTCGCCACATTGGCTATTGGTAACGCCATAATTTACTCCTCTTTTAATTAAAATAACGGCGGAAATACTTTTCCACCTGTCACCGCTCCTATTGGAACTTTAGTTCGGATTGTATTGACAACATCTCTACCTGCTCGTCTTAATTCAGGAGGTAATTTGTCTAAAAGGCCACCGATAAACCCTTTTTCTGCACCTATAACTACAGGTTTTTGATAACCGCCGCCAGTTGTATAACTGCCGTTCTCATCCATAGTTATATTAATCCAGTTTCTATAAGCTAGAACAACTGAAATCTTTTGAATAGTATCGTTGTCACCATGACTATATGATACTGCACTAATTGTTTTAGGAAAACACTCAAACAATTCTACACCATAAGCAATTCTATCTCTATCTGCATTTCCAGCAAATGCACCTAATTGATAAATTCTCAGACCGCCTGTGTATTCATCATAAAAGTGTACATTGTTTGAACCTTGGTCAAATGCAGCCTTTTGCCACATTTCAAAGAAACTTCTTTGTCTTAAATATTTATCACAATATACAGACATTGTAATTTCACCACCAAAACTATGGCCATTTACAATACTTCTTTTAGGACCATATGTTTTAAAATCTACTGTATCAAGGTTTCTACCTGGCATATCTACACTATCAACATAGGCTCTGAGACCTCTTTGTATTTCAGTATTTTTTGCTAATTCTCCATCTAGTGTACTTCTTCTCTTTTCAGTTAAGACATTTGCTATACTATCATCTTTTACACCACTTGGTAATATGAAGTCAACCATAAATCTATTTGGTCTAGCAAAGCCTTCGCCTTGTGCAACGGCGGCCATCATTCTACCTATTGTAGATTCTTTAGTAGGTCCTTGTACTCGTTTTAACCTTTCATCACCTTGTACATTGTCAAGTGATTTATCTCTAGGAATACCTAGACGAATATCAAATCCACCTATTCTTCTACCGCCTCTTAAAATTGCCATCTATTTTACCTTATTAGCTAATCTTTTTCTGTTTTTCATGTGTGCTTCTTCAACTAACTCTTTATTTTGTCCATAATATGGTACAGCATAACCTTTATCACACATTTTTTGATTTACTGACTTACCGTCAATCCATATATCGCCTAAAATACGACCAAATTTACCTGTTTCATCACCTTTATAAGTTTTAACTGTAATTTTCTTACCAAGTGCTAATTCAGCTTTCAGGAAGTATTTAGACAATAAACCATACTTCTTTTCTTCTAAATCTCTTGTTCTACTCTCTGGTGTGTCAATACCAAATAGTCTTACTCTTTGTTGATATAGTATATCAAATCCCATATCTAATAATACATCAATTGTGTCACCATCAACTATCTTTGTTACTTTTTTTACTCTGTAACTGTAGTCTGTAGGGTCACCTAGTTTTTGTTTTGCCATTATAGTACCTTGCCTTTGTTTGGTCCTTCTTTAATTCTATATCTACTAGAACCACCAGCGTTAATATCAACTTCTTTTCTTAAATTTTTAGAAAGTTCTAGTTCTTTCTTTTGTTTATTAATTTTGTTAGTATGTTCAGTTAATTGTTTTGTTCTATCTCTGTCCATTATATTCTCCTTCTACTATCAGCAAATACAGAGCCAAGACTTCTTTTCTTAAAGTTGGCTACTGGTAAATATACAGCTATTGCCATTTCATCAACATCAATTCTTCTAAAACCTGTTTGACATTGTTTATACAGATATTTTTTAATTGCTGGTCTGATTAGATTTATACTTGCTACATCACCATAAGACGCCTCTAGTTTTGTACTACTATCAAATTGGCTGTTACTAGCGAATTTCTGCATACGCTCTAATAATCTAAATCTTAATGGGTATGGTAAATAATGAAAGTTCAATCCCATAAAACCACCTCTGATAGGTTCTAATGGTAAAACTAATGGAAATGTATCGTAAAAAGGTAGTGATTTTTTGTACTTAGGGTCATAAACAAAGAAGTTCATACGACCTGCACTTGGTCTGCCGTTAATACGGCCTTCTCTCATCAATTTACCTTGTGAAGTTCTATCTGCAATCAAAGACACAGCATTACGATACCATGTGGTGGCACGCTGTTGTCCGCCTTGCAAATCCTTTAATGGGTCAAATATAGTTTTAGCCATACTACTATTTATATAGCTTTCCAATAAAAAACCCGCCGATATTGCTACCGGCGGGTCAAAGTTCTAAAGCGGAGAGATTTACTCTTCCTCTGCCAATTTACTAAAATAATCAAGTGTATCATCTTCCGAATCAACACCTGGTGTTGCCATCTCTGGCATTTCACTAGCAGCTGGTTGAGCTACTTCAGCACTTTTCACAGGCGCAGCCGATTGAGCAGGCGGGAGGTCTGCCATTTCAACTGTTTCTGTGCTTCGTGCTCCTGAAATTACCCTATTCAGTTTCTCTTTGAGTTCGTCATAGGTCTTAAAATTATCAGCAGCAACGAAAGGTTTTAGAGGGTATTGTTTCTCCCAAATAGCTTTGATTTCATCATCATTGCTTTTGACAGGAGATACACTCTCAAACTCGGATTTATCGTAGTTCCAATAACCATCAACTTTTCTCAATTTCAGTTTAAAGTTTGCACCTTTCCAGAAATCAAATGGGTTGATTGGTGTTTCATCTTCAAATGCTGGTTGCATTGCTTCAGTAATCTTATCAAAGATTTTCTTACCAAATTTAAATAATGCAATTCTACCCTCATTCTCAGGATGTTTTGGGTCGCTCACCACTAGAATATTAGCGTAGTAAGATAATTTTCTCTTACGCTTTCTAGCAATCTCTTTATCAGATTCTACACCAGTATTCCACAATCTTGTGTTTTCCTCTGATACAGGATCCTTGTTACCAAGTGTAGTCAAACTGTTTTCAATATACCAGCCGCCTTTATCTTGGAAGGCATGAGACCATACTCTCTGCCATGGCATATCTTCACCATTTGAGGCAGGTAAGAAACGAATAACAGCATAGCCGTTACCAGTTTTATCCATCTCAATTTTCCAGAGTCTATCGTCTTGGTATTTGTTTTTGTTTGATTGGTCCTCTGGTTTAAGATTTTGTTCCAGAGCTTTAGTTAGTTTGTCAAAGTTACTTGACGAGGTCTTTAATGATTCGAAATCCATATTATTCTCCTAATTGTATTTTCGTATTGTTGTTTTCGTATTGTCTGTTTTAATCGACACTATTATTTATAAGAGTTTTACCTCTATCTTCAAAATTATATGCGAAATAGGGAGGACTTGGGTTCACCTCCAACTTAGCTACACAGATACCTGTTCTAATGAGCCAAGAACCAACTTCCACTCGGTAGAGTGATGTGACACAACGCCTTTCAGCAACCATGCCTGAGTACCACCTCTAAGCTGTCAAGTTCGACTCTCTGGTTAGAGCCTCTTCCTTG